TTTTTCTTATGCCATACCTTGAAACGGCATCTTTGAATTTTTTCTCATGATTCATAGATACAACCATTGCTGATTGTGAAACACCAGCATCTGGAGATACACCAGCCTTATCTAAGTATAATCTATACTTAATGTAATCAACTAGCGAAAGATGTAAACTATTATCTAAATCTATCTCATCATTAATGGTTCTAACTTTATTAGGTTCACCATAATAATGAAGCAATACTCCATCTGTGACAGCCTCAGCTATGGCTTTCCATTGCTTGCGAGCAGTAGTTCTTCCACTACCACTACTATCAACATTAGTAATTAAAGCGAATTTATCACCTTCGATATACCATGATGCCGAACTATCTGGGTACTTAATACTACTTGCCATTATTTACTATCCGGTGTTGTCAATGCTGACTCACTTGTAGCATCCATTAATAAAATATTTTTATCTACTAGTCTTGGAATCTGAATATAGTCACCATCGCTGTCCATTAAATCTACCCTAAAAACCTTATTAGCCTCAAGCTTATTGCCACTAGAATCTTCAGCATCATCACTAATGCTATAAAACATCTGGTCTGCAACTGTGCTCATTTTAGCTTGTACTGGTTTTGTGCTATATATCCCAACTTCAACTAAGCCATCATTTAAAAGATTAATTAAATAATTTTCAGGAATATCTGGGAATACCTGACGAACCCTACTTAAAACTTGTTTTACCGATATTTTATGTACAGCCATATTATTAACCTAATGCTTGTAGACCTTTTTCATAGTCGGATTGTAATTTAGCCTGCTGTTTTTCATACCATCCATATTGTGCGCTATCTACCTGCAAACGAGACTGAACTTCATTAGCATATCCTTGAGCCTCAGATAGAGCCGCATTAATTTCTTTAACCCTCATGTCTCCAATAGAAGTCCATTCAGACAAATGCATTTGAGCTCTACTTATTTCTGTTTTAGCAATATTTAAAGCAGATGATACTAGTTCAATATCTTCGCTTGCCTGAGCACCATAAGCATCTGTAGTTGCAGATGGCTCATCTCCATTAATAATATCCTCAGCATCATCTAATGCCGCCTTAACTCTTGTTAATTGAGAATCGTTTGTCAAAAAAGTAGACTCATCTCCAAATACCGAGTCACTATCTACTGCTAAAAATTTGCCTGCCGCTGTAGCCGCTTGGTCTACCGCTGTTTTTATTAAACCTATTGCAGTAGTAATATCTGAATTCGCTGAACGACTACCTAATACATTTTGTATTGATTTAACAGCGCCATATAATACGACAAGATGTTCTGCTTCATCTGGAAAAGCTGTAATCGCATCAGCACTATAAGCTACTGCCGGATATTGAACTTCCGAATAAGAACAAGAACCACCTGAAGGAAGAACATCTAAAGAGTTATTGTCTATAAAAAATACAGGGTCTGTTATAGTAGCGTATGCCATTTCTTCTGGGTCAGACACTCTTCCTTTTTGCTTAGCTGGTATTTTTCTACAAGGCTGATTTATATCACCATCATTTCTAAATACGTTTAATATTTTTCCAGTAGTTAATGTATCAGCACTGCCAGATGTAAATGTTTGAGATGACGAACACAATGGTAATAAATGTCCGGGTAACTGATTAATAACTTCTTTAGCACCATCTGTAAGGAATTGAGTTAATTGAGCTTCCGTTGGATTAGTCCCAGAGCTAGATATACTTAAATCTGTTAATCCCATTATTTGTGTTTGAAAACTAGCCATTACGCACTCGCTACAAAAACTTCAACCTGAACAGCATTTGTACCAGAATCTATTATGATGCTTTCTAAATTTTTAAATGTACCATCTGTAATTAAGGTAGCCGCATCACTATTTACGGCAATACCATCCGAAGGAGTACCCATCATAAAGCTCTTACCAGCCTCTAATAAAAGCCCTGCTGTGTCATCAGCAGAACTATCATCTTCTCCTACGTCTATCTGAAGAGATAAATTTACTGAATTACTTGAATCTAAATTAGTCACCCTAATATATTTTACTAATTCTATATCCAATGCTCCGTCAACAACACCAGTAGTAGACGTAAACATTAATACTGTTGTATCTGTACTTGCCGGAACTGTTACAATTCTTTTAATAATATCCGTTATGCTACCTATCTCCAATGTTCTTTTAGAACCATAGTTTTGATTATCAAGTATAATATCTTCTTGTATTTTAACTTTTAATGTAGCCATTAGGCGTATCCCAATTTTTTATTTCTTTGTTTTATATCTTCATCTATTGTTGTAGATGAAAACTCAATATCAGTCCTCTTGCCAATCTCACTCAACATGTACAGATTGGTTGTAAACTTCGGTTTGGAAGTTTTGTTACCACATTTCTTGCAGTAAAACCAACCATCAGGGTTGGGAGTTTCGCAATGCATACAATTCTTCATAATTTTTTAAGGGTTTCGGGAGCCGCCTTTTTTTGACAGCTCCCACAGTACCCAAATACTGTTAATCCTTATTTATTCGGATTAGCTAATGGTAATATGTGCAACGTCATGTGCAGTAGCCTGAGCATAGTAATATGTCCCATCACAGAACAAATCAACTTTATCTCCAAGCTGTGCACCACTAATGAATACAATCTCGTCAACTGCTGTTGAATCTGTAGAAGAACCTGCTCCCCCATCTCCACCAGAAGTATAGCCAACGATAGTATCTTCATCCGTGTTGTTTGCAATCGTAACAGCATTAGAACCGACATCAGTCAAAAGGAATGTCACATTCCAACCCGGAGTAACATTCTTTACCAGAGGAAGAGTAATTTCGTATGCACCACTATCTTGGTCAATACCAAATACTTTTCCTGAATCTGCATCATCCAGAGTTTTAGCAACTGCTATAACCTGAAACTTAGCCGCAACATCACCAACGCTACTGTTGTTATTTAGATAATCACTTCTCATTTTACACTCCTATACGTTTTCTAAGTTAATAAGAGCATGAGACTCGGGAAGAGAAACTTCAAGACCTGCTTCTGTAAGAATCATGTCTTTCCGCAAATCTTCATCTGCCGCTTGAACATTAGTCATAATCGAAGTGTCACGACTGACACCGTTACCAACAAGTGGTCGAAATGAAACATTTTCAAGGTCAACAAAACACATGTGACCTGAAGCATTGTTTCTGAACAACGGTTCTTTAATCATACTGCAATCACCATGAACAGTTTCAATCTTCATAATCCTATGTCCGAATGAGCCCTGACTTGCAGAAAAATTATATGCAGTCTCAGTTGCAACCATGCTATTTTCCATAAACCCACTTAATTTATTAAAGTGAGATATCACTGGAAGAGAAGCTAGAACAAGCTTACTTGAAGAACCTCCACGTGCAGGGTCATACATTGTCTCAAATGCAGTAAGTAAACCATCATAAGTTAATTCACTTGTTGCATATGAAGCCAAATAAGGAACACCTTCTGAATAAGAACCAATAGTCCCATCGGTAGTCGCAGTGCCATTCACAAGAATATTTCCTACGATACCTTCAGTGTATTGGATTCCTCCTTGGGAACCTCTCATGCCAAAAAGCATAGCTCTTTCGATATCAACTTTATGTTCACGAAGCTTCAAGTTCCAAATACGTTGCCATTCATCAGCATAGCCACGATAAACTGTAGCACGTGCTGTGTTTGACATTTCACAAGCTGTTTTAAAGATTTGGGTATAACCATAATCATTATCCATCTCTTGTGACCATACATCTGGAGCTCCTGAACCTTGCTCATATGATGTTCCAATTACGACACATTCTCCATTATCATCAAGCGTTGTTGTTCCACTACCAGCACTATTGGCAATAGTTTTTACAACAATGGTTGTATCAGAACTATTTTGAGTGACAGATTCTATCCTAGCCGTAGCCTGTGTAATCGCTTCTGTGTCAGCACCACCGCCCTTATTGACGTTTTGTGCCATTTGGACGACCATACCTTTAATAAGCCAGCTAACAGCGGCTCCACCACTAGTATCAACAGTTAGCGATGTATTGCTTCCTGCCGCCGCTAAAGTGCCGCCACCTTTCTGAAGAAAACTTCTATCAGTAATAGAAATTTTCGACCTGTCTTCTAAAAACCGGAATTGAGAATCCGTCGTTGGAACTTTTCCAACTTTTGACAAGTAAACAAAAAATGGAGACTCTTCTGGGGCTAAATCAGCAACCCTATCACTAAAGTCATATAACCTACGTGATGGAATCGTACTATCAATAACCGCACCCGGAGTACCAAATTTTACCTGTCCACTATTATAAGTAGCCATTTTTTTCTCCTAGTTATTTTATTTTAATACATTCGCTCTACCTCCCGCCCTGACTATAGAATCCCACATTTTATCAGCATCATTTTTTGTTTTAGCTGGTTGTCCTTGCAGAACCCCGGCAGAGCGAGGAGCGTCTTGTGCGGCTCTCACCGCATCTACGGTATCAGTATTTGTTTGACCAACCCCACTGACATCACGATACAATTTCACAAGATTATTAATTCCAACGGCTTCCTTAGGCTGTGTGGTAAACTCCAGAAATCCCTTAATCTCAGAATCTGACATTTTATAGTTATTTCTTAGTTCGTTCACGGTATTATTCAAATGCATTTCTGTCTGCATCTGAGCCTGTTGTTTAGCCGCTTGTTTTGACACTCTTTCATTAACCATGCTTTCTATTTTATTTTTAACATGTTGACTGGAAGCAGAGCCATCTTCTGTAAATGCATCCCAAGGGTTGAACTCGTCTTTGCCTATACCGGGAGCTGATTCCTGTGCACTTTGTGGATTAGATATGCCATCTTGCAATGTCTTTACCAAATCAGGTCTCGACTCCAGAAGATTTACCAAAGGTTCATACTTTTTCAAGTCTTGTAATTCCGCTTGTGAGCGGTCATACATTGACTGAAATTTACGAACCTCTGCCTCATCTACTAAAGCCGGAGCTTCTTCGGGGACATTTGCAACCTGTTCTCCAGATTGCCCTGCAATGACTTCATCCACCAATGAACTTTCATCTCCATACGCTGTAGCTTCGACATTCGCCTCAATTTGTTGTTCTAACGATTCCATGTTTTACTCCTTTAAGATGTCTCTAGGCTTTTAGAGTAGAACCAGTTGCCTTATCAGCCTCACGGTTGATTCGGTTAGCTAATTTCTCTACCTCGAGCTTCACCTCTGTTTCAAGTTTATTACGTTGTACTCTTCTATCCGCTTTAGAATCGGAATTAACTCCGGAAAGTCGTGATTTGAATTTCTC